ACAAAACTGTCTTTTTTCAATCTCATCTTTTAAAATAAGATATTGGTGATTTAAACCCTCCAAAGCTTGTGTTAATGCAAACTCTGTAGGTGTACCATAGACACTTATGTTATCCATAGTCAACTCCTATTAGTGTTAAGTTAATTAAAAGATTTAAACCAACACTATTAATTTTTAAATCTTATTGGACACTAACATAAAACCATGTCCAAATTAAGTTTAAATTGTGGCAACAATAAGTTTCTTTTCACTTTATACGTGTGCAACTTATAGTTGTATTATCTTCTTAACTCTTTACACTTTTCACAATAACAATTCTCATTATACTCATACTTACTATTATCAAGTTTCATAAAACCCATATCAATTAATTCTTTTATTGATGGCTCTTCTGCAAACTCATGAATAGTTTGTTCTTTTTTAAACATATTCAACTCCTATTTTCTTTTACTATTTTGAAAGTCAATTGCTTCATCAACTCCCTTTATTCCTAAATAGCTTAACAAAGCTATAACAGAAATTCCTATTCCTAAAAATATGTATTCCATATTCAACTCCTAGTTGTTAGTTTATATTAAGTTGTCGTTAGCATATTTAGATAGCTTTTTTGTGCTATCAAATATATTATTTGTTGACTTCAATTCTTTATTAAAAAGATTTTTAAATGTTTCATCTTCTAATAATAAAGGTAGTGAAGCTGTTGTATCTGCTTCAATTTGTGAAGCAAGTATATTATACTTAAGTTCCATATTCAACCTCCAGTTGTATTATTATTCATCACATAAACAAGCTTTGTTATATTGTAATGGTTGTATCATGCTACCTATATTTTTATACCCAGTTTGATTATAATTTTTATAGAAATCAAATATACTCGTATAGGTTGTATTAGCTGTTACTACTCTTAAAGTGCTGTAATGTTTATAGAGTTCTTTAAAAAAATCTCTAAATCCATGCCAACAAATTGCATTTACTTTTCTAGGTGTACCATTTTTATTATTATAAAAACCAGTTCTTTGATAGTTTTTATTTTCTTTTTTCTTTACTAGCTTAACTCTATAACAGTTTGAAGATATAGAATTAAAATCAATTTCAATATTTAATCTTGATTTTATTTCTTTTAGTGTATCTTCAAAGTCAGTTATATTTTTTGTATTATATATTTTCATATAACCACCTTTTACAATTATTATTTTTATACCATAGCATAGAATTGTGGCTATATTATGGCATATTATATTATTTATTTAATATAATTCTATTTGTAATATCTAATAATTTGATGCTCTAAATCTTTTAATATTGCTTTTATTTCAATATCATCACTAAATATATTATGTAGTGTTTCAATTGATTTTTCAGCATATTCAAAATCTAATTCATTAAAGTATTGATTTATTTTATATGTATAATTTTTATTCATACTAGCTTAACGAATAATTTTAAAAATATTCCCTTTATATTTCTAATATTCTAGGTTTATTATTTATTACTATTGCAACTGCAAGTTGTTTAGTTAACTTGCCAAATTTAATTGCATGGTTTATAAATAATCTTGTTTGATTTCTTTTAATATATATTTGATATATATTCAAGTTATCATAATATAATTTATTTTTATTCAACCATTTTCCCTTACCAGTATAGGTTGTAAGCCCTCCAAATTTCTTACAGGTTTCAACCTCCAGTTGATTTAATGCTCTTCTCGTTGACTTGCCCTTATTATCAAATTTAGGCAAGTTTAATTGTGCTTGTATCATTCAACCTCCAGTTGTTTATTTATTATATCCTAATCTATCAGCATTAACAGGGCTTTTCTCATCTTTTATTAATGCTCTTATATATTTTCTTATTTTCACTTTCTCATCTTCATGTAGATAAGCCATGATTTTGCTAAAAGCAAACCATTGATTATCAATATCTCTTACTTCTCTGTATAATCTTTCAACTTTCATTGAAGAGATTTCATTTTTATCAAACATCTTTTACTCCTTTAGGTTGTATTTACTTACTTAACTTACTTACTTATTATCTACCACCAAGTGAATTACTTAGCTTGTCATTTGGTACACCACGTTCAATTGTACTTGAATTTGATGCAGGTCTATAATTTGGATTTTCAAAATTTTTATTATTTTTCAAATCCTGCTCACGATTTAATAAGGCTCTTAATTTGTATTGCTCTACAAATGTAAAAGCTTTATTTGTATTCCACTTATTTATATTTTTGTTCATAGACGGATTGAAGCACATCAATTGAGGCATTTTATGGTTAAACTATGGCAGAAATAAGTATATTGAAAATAGTTTCAACCTATAAGGGAACGCCCAGTTGATTAAATTCTGTTGCATAATTACCACAGTTATAGTGGTAAATATATCACAATAGATTGTTTAATTAAGGGTTGTTACACAAGCATAAGTTGTGCAATCTGTGAGGGTATAAAAGATATCTTTAATAACCTTTATAGGTTGTAAAAGATTGTCAACCAGTAGTTGTTCAACTAAAGGTTGTAGATTATTCAAGGATAACTAGAGGTTGTATTAGATATATTTGAGAATGATTACTATTCGCAAGATACCCCTACATACTGCCACCCCCCCTGTGTGGGGTATGTATCTAATGCTTATACATTTTTAGAGAGTTTAGATGTAAACTAGATAGACTCGCCCTGCTTTAAAGACTGAGCTATATAGCTGGACTGTCCCAGATAGGAAGTAGTAGATGCTTCACCCCCTGGAGGGTGTTACCTTAGTATACACCTGTTTCTTACAGTTGTCAACGTCAACCAGGAATAATTTTAAAAAGCTGTTGTCAACTAGCTGTAAACTTGTTATAATAATAGTTATGAATAACAATTTTCTACCAGCATTAGATAATAAAAGGAAGTTGACAGAACAACAGCAAACCTTTCTTTCAACTCTTGCAACATCAGCTAAAGGAGACATTAATAAAGCTTTGGATATTGCAGGGTATAAAGAGACTTCATACTACAACGTAATAAACAATTTAAAAGAAGAGATTGTAGATGTCGCCACAAAGATTCTAGCTAAGTCAGCACCACAAGCTTCTCAGAAATTAGTTGAGATACTTAATAGTGATGACCCAATCCCACAAGTCAATGCTAAACTTCAAGCAGCCCAGACTTTGTTGGACAGAGTCGGTGTTGCCAAACGAGATAAGATAGATGTTATGCATACAGCTTCAGGTGGAATATTTTTAATACCTGAAAAAGAAAAACTAATTGATGGTAAAGCAGAAGAGGTTGAAATAATAAATGATAAGAAGGAATAGTTCTACTATACCTTTTGGTTACAAGTTATCAGAAGATAACAAAACATTAGAGAAAGTTGACAAAGAACTTTCATCATTAGCAGAAATGAAAGATGGTGTTAAGTCAGGAGCTTTCTCTTTAAGAGGAGCAGTTGAGATTTTAGAACATCAAACTGGTCGCAAGTTATCTGCTATGGGATTAAAGAAAATCATAGACAGGGATGACTTTGAAAAACCCAAAGGATTATTAAGTAGAAATGACGAGAGTTTATAATTATAGCTTTGCCCATAAAGCGAAGTTAGCTGCAAGAAAAGCAGTAAGAGATAAAGAAAAAGAAATTAAGAGACTAAGAAAGAACTTAGAAAATAAAACAACAAGACTTAAAGTTAAGAAAGAAGCTTTAACGATTGTACAAAAAGGAGAACAGACACATGAAACAAAAAGTAAAAAAGGTTTGGTTATGGAGGAAGGGCAATATAATAGCTTACCTAAATCTGTTAAAGAACTCCTTGAAAAAGAAAAGGAAAGAATAGTATTCAAACCTAATGATGGTCCTCAAACAACATTCCTAGCTGCACCAGAGCAGGATGTTTTATACGGAGGAGCTGCAGGTGGTGGTAAATCATACGCCATGCTTGTTGACCCATTAAGGTTTATGCACATTAAAGAACATAGAGCTTTGTTGCTACGAAAGTCTATGCCTGAATTAAGAGAACTAATTGATAAATCTAGAGAACTTTATCCTAAAGCCTTCCCAGGTACAAGGTTTAGAGAAGTCGAAAAGATTTGGAAATTTCCTTCAGGAGCAACATTAGAGTTTGGTTATTTAGATAGAGATGCTGATGTATATAGATACCAAGGTCAATCATATACCTGGATAGGTATTGATGAACTAACACAGTATCCAACTGAATTCCCACTCCAATATTTGCAATCACGATTGAGAACAACTAATACATTAATAAAATGCTACATTCGGTGTACTGCAAACCCTGGAGGTGTAGGAGGGAACTGGGTTAAGAAAAGGTATCTAGACCCAGCACCTCCTAACGAAAGCTTTACTGGTATTGACGAATTAACAAGAAAATTTATACCTGCACGATTAGAAGATAATCCATATTTAGCATTAGATGGTAAATATGAAAAGATGTTACAATCTTTACCACCAGTTCAAAGAAGACAACTCTTAGAAGGTAACTGGGATGTTTCTGAAGGTGCAGCTTTTGCAGAATTTGAATATGATAAACATTGTGTAGCTCCTTATGAATTGCCTAAACATTGGCAAAGAGTTAAAGGAGTTGACTATGGTTATGCAGCAGAGTCTGCAGTTATATGGGCAGCAATAGACCCAACAGATGAAACATTAATTGTTTATAGAGAATTATATAAAAAAGGTTTAACAGGAGAAGACTTAGCTAAACTTATTTTTATATATGAAAAAGAAGATAAGCTTTCTCCACAAGGAGTTTTAGATAGTGCAGCTTGGGCAAGAACTGGTACAACAGGTCCGACTGTAGGTGAAGTCTTAACTAAAGCTGGACATAAACTTAGAAGAGCTGATAAGAATAGAATACAAGGTAAGATACAAATACATGAAAGATTAAAGATAAATGAAAAGGGAAGACCTAGAATGATAATATTTAAAACTTGTCCAAATTTAATTAGAGAATTACAAGCTATACCTGTAGACCCTAATAGACCTGAAGATGTAGATACGAAAGCATCAGACCATGCTTATGATGCATTAAGATATTTAATTATGTCTAGACCTAGAAGTCTTACTCCTTATGAAAGAATGAGTCAAGTAAAGAAATGGGTTCCTGCTGATAGAGTGTTTGGTTACTAATGTTTAAAATTTTAATACTAGCTTATTTAATGGGAACGAATCCAGTTGATACACAACAAACATTTCAAATGGAATTAACTTTTAATACTATGTCAGAATGTAAAGCAAATTTATTAAGTCGAAATGATGATAAGACTTATCAAGTTATGAGAGAGTTTGTAGTTGATGGACAGTTTAAATGGGATTGGTTAGTAGCAGGATGTAAGAATGATAAGACAGGAGAAGAATTTACTATTGAACCTTTTTATCCTTTAGGTAAACCTAAAGAGTTAGAAGGTATTGAATTCGATTTAAAAGAGTTAGAAGCTTAAATGCCTATCTATACTTTTATAAATAAATTAACAAATAAGAAGTATGATAAGATAATGTCATATGAAGAACTTCTTGAATATATTAAAGACCCTGATATTGAACAAGAATATAAGATAAGTATATTTAGATGTTCTGATAATAATGGTGAGAAAGACCAGATTGTAGATTGGTGTCGAGATAAAAAAATTCATGGAAATGGTAAGTTTGAAACTTATGGTAAAGTAAAGACAGACCAACATAATCATAATTATAAAGTAATGAAAGATAGGAAGCATTTTAGTGAACCGCAAGAAGATTAAAATAAATACAAAAGCTATAAAAGAAATTGATAGATATCCATTAGTGGAAGTTCATTGGTATGATGTTTGTTCAGACCCTTCATGGCAGACTATCGAAGCTTGTAAGAAATCACAACTTCCTCCTTGTGTTACTAAAGGTCACTTATTATCTCAAAGTAAAGGTTTAACAAGAGTTTTTGGTGATTATGCTTTAGTTGATAAAGAAACAGGAACGATAGATGAAATTGGAAATACAACTCTTATACCTACAAATCTCATTTTTGATATTAAAGAAATAGTTGACAAAGAGGTTTAAAAAGTGTATTATTGTTAATATATATCAATATTAGAAGGTTAAAACTATATGGCTTTATTACCTGCTGCTGATAGACAGAATCAACTTATGCAAACTGACGAAGTTGCAGAAGAGGGTTATGATGCTCTTGTTGGCTTAATTAATAAAAAGTTTCAAGCTTGTAAAGATACTAGAAATGATGATGAGAATAGATGGCTACAAGCTTATCATAATTATCGTGGAAGATATTATAAAGATATTCATTTTACTCAACATGAAAAATCTAGAGTCTTTGTTAAAGTTACTAAGACTAAAGTTTTAGCAGCTTATGGACAAATTATAGATGTACTATTTGGAATGGGTAAATTTCCATTAGTCATTCAAGAAACAGAAGTACCAGAAGGTATTGCTGAATACGCACATATGAATCCTCTTAAAGAACAAATGGGGGATGATAATATGCAACCGACTCCAACTGTTGAAGGAAATTTAGAATATACTCCTGGTCAACCTATGAGTCCTACTTCTAATTTAGGATTTCCTGGTGATGGTAAACCTTTAGCAAAAGGTGCTACCTTTGATTCTTTAAGTGAAAGTTTCTTAGGTGGATTAGAACCTGAATTAGAAAAAGCTGAATTATCAGAAGGACCTGGACATCTTCCAGAATTCCCTCAAATTAAACCTGCACAAATTGCTGCACGAAGATTAGAAAAACTTATTCACGACCAATTAGAAGAATCAAATGGTAATGTTACTTTACGTAATGCTATTTTTGAATCTTGTTTATTAGGAACAGGCATTCTAAAAGGTCCATTTACTTATAATAAAACTGTACATAAATATACAGGAACAGGAAATGGTACTGCTAGAGAATACACTCCTGATTTTATTAAAGTTCCAAAAGTAGAATTTGTTAGTATTTGGGATTTCTACCCAGACCCTAATGCTAGAAATATGGATGAGTGTGAATTTGTTATTCAAAGACACAGAGTTAACCGACATCAATTTTTAGATTTAATCAATAGACCTTATTTTAGTAAAGAAAAAATTGAAGAATGTTTAGCTGAGGGTCCTGCTTATCAAAAATTAAGTTGGGAACAAAATATAGATTTAGAAGGAAGTTCGACTGGAGATATAGAAAAAAACAGATATGAAATTTTAGAATATTGGGGAACCATTGATGCTATGACTGCAAAAGAACAAGGTCTAACAATAGACCCTGATATTGCAGATACAACAGAAGTTCAAGTTAATGTTTGGATGTGTAAAAATAAAATAATTAGAATTGTTGAAAATCCATTTAAACCTTTTAGACTTCCTTATCAAGCTTTTCCTTATGAAAAAAATCCTTATAACTTTTTTGGAATAGGTGTTCCAGAAAATATGGATGATGCTCAACAAATTATGAATGGTCATGCAAGAATGGCAATTGATAATTTAGCTTTAGCTGGAAATTTAGTTTTTGATATAGATGAATCTGCTTTAGTTAATAATCAAAGTATGGAAGTTTATCCTGGTAAGATTTTTAAAAGACAAGCAGGAGTTCCTGGTCAAGCAATTTATGGAATTAAGTTTCCAAATACTGCTGTAGAAAATATGCAGATGTTTGATAAGTTTAGACAACTTGCAGATGAATCAACAGGAATACCATCATACTCACATGGACAAACAGGAGTTCAAAGTATGACAAGAACAGCATCAGGTATGTCAATGCTTATGGGTGCTGCTTCTTTAAATATTAAAACAGTTATTAAAAATATTGATGACCAATTAATTAAACCTTTAGGAGAATCTATGTTCCAATGGAATATGCAATTCTATGAAGGTGATTTACCAATCGTAGGAGATTTAGAAATTAGGGCAACAGGAAGTTCTAGTTTGATGAGAAAAGAAGTTAGGTCTCAAAGATTAACCATGTTCTTACAAACTATACAAAATCCTGCAATTGCTCCATTCGTTAGAGTCTCAGAAGTTATTAAAGAGTTAGCATACTCTTTAGATTTAAACCCTGAAGAAATAATTAATTCTAAAGATGAAGCAGAAATTTATGCTAAAATAATAGGATATCAAAATGCTAACAAAGCAAATGGCAGCCAAGCTGTCATCCCTGGTCAACAGCCAGGAATGGAAGAACCTGGAGGAATACCTGAACAGAGTGCAGGACCAAACAACACAGGAAATGGCGAAGGCACAGAACCAGCAGCTACTCCACCAATGCCAGGGGAGATGGAATTTACTGGATAGATTAAAGAATCTACCCACACAAGTAAATGATTTAAAAAATAGTGTTGACTAAACACTTTTAAATCGTTATAATAACATTAAGGAATAGAATATGGGAAAGAAACTTGTTAACATGGCTACAGGTGGATTAATGTCTCTACCACCTTATATCAAAGCTTTAGATAAAGAAGATGAAGGTATTACACCTTATGATGTAAATACTCCTGAATCTGCTAGAGCAGGTTTACCTCAAAGAGGTTTATCTAAATCTAGAACTAGATATTCAAAAGGTGATGGTGTTAAACCTTTAGACCCTGATGAGATTCCTATTTTAGAAGAGCATGAATTAGAACCTGGTGATATAGCTAAATTAAATAAAATAGAAACTAAAGAATATAAGACTTTGAAAAAAGGAAAAGAATTAGATTTAAATACTCCTGAACAAAATAAAAAATTAAAAAAATTAGAACAAAAGAAAAATAAAGCAGCTCTTGGTGGTTACATGGATAACTTTCAAATTGCTGAAGAAGAACCTTTATCTAGACAAAAATATTCAATAGGTGGAAGTTCAGCTCTTGAAGAAAAATATGATAGACGAAGAGATTATAAAGCTTTTCAAGAAGGTGATTTAGTAGAAGAAGAAATTGTTGAAGAACCTTTAATGGCTCCAGTAGGAATGGAAGAACCTTTAATTGGAGATGAGATTGCTGCTGATGATTTAGCTATGGAAGAAGATGTAGCTATGGAAGATGCAGAAAGTGTTTTAGATACTTCCATGTTAAGTGAAGAAGAAGAAGTAGTTGTGGATGCTGCTATAGAAATGTATCCAGAATTAGAAGCCATTTTACCAAAAATGGTTGCAACAGAATTTACAGAAGATGAATTAGTAGAAGGACCTGGAACAGGAACTTCAGATTCAATCCCAGCATTATTGTCAGATGGCGAATTTGTATTTACAGCAAAAGCTGTTAAGAATATCGGCATTGATAAATTAAGAAAAATGATGGCACAAGCTGAAGAAGCTTATGATGCTGGTATGGTTAATCAAGAAGAAACTGCAGAACTTGCAGTAGATGAAACCATAGTATAACAGAATTTTTAGAGGGGTACTCTAAGAATAGACAAGCTACCTTCTAGCAATAGAAGCCCTTGTAGCTTCGTTTAAAACATAAACCCAAATTTTAGCTACCTTCAAAAGTTAAAAGAAGCCCTATAAAGGAGGACATATGAAACAAGACGAAGGAACAACTAATGAAGTCGAGGCGAATCCATACAATCGCAAAAAGTATTGGCACACAGAAGATGTGATGCCGAAATCAGTACCAGATGCAGATAGTGGACCAGCTCAACCAGACCCTGAGAAGAAGACAGGATTTAGCTACGCAAGTAGTACTACAACAAATAGTGCGAACCCAAATGTTTTATCCACTTCTGAAACAGCCACTTCGGATAAGGTCTTACAGGAATCAGCATTAAATGTTGAAGCCAAACCTTATACTAAAGTCGACTATAAAAAAAGATATGATGACCTAAAGCGTTATTATGACAGGAAACTTGGTGATTGGAATACAAAAGAAGGAGACCTTAAAGCACAGCTTCAAGCAAACCGACCTAAGTATACACCACCTAAAAGTGCTGAAGAACTTAGTGCTTTTAAAAAAGATTATCCTGACATTTATGGCGTAGTGGAAACTGTATCTCACTTGCAGTCTCAAACTGAGATGAAAGGTTTGCAAGAGGAAGTTAGCTCTTTGAAAAAAGCTAATACAGCTTTAAGTCAAAGAGAAGCTCAATTAGAGTTATCGAAACTTCATCCAGACTTTAATCAAATTAAAGAATCAGATGATTTTCATAGCTGGGCAGACTCACAACCCATGGAAATTAAATCATGGATTTATGAGAATAACTCCAATGGTAGACTTGCTGCAAGAGCAGTTGACTTATATAAGAAAGACCGAGGACTTGGATTAGATAAAAAAGCCACAGAAGGTAATAAGGTTAGTCAAGGTGCTGACTTGTTAGTTAAAACTAACGAACAAATTCAACCACCAACGAATAATCAAGTTATCTTTAAAAGTTCTGATTTCGAAAAGATGTCAGATGCTGAGTTTGAAAGAAATGAGAAAGAAATTCTGATAGCTCAGAGAGAAGGTAGAATTATTAATAAATAATAATAATACTTTCATTTTATCAACCAAACAAAAAGGAGTCATAATATGGCAAATTTTGCAGGTGGTTCAACTACTAACTTTGGTGGTCAAACACCAACTGGAACTCAGGAAAACGCCTTTTGGGTACCTCAAATATACTCAAAGAAAGTTCAAATAGCACTTCGTAAAGCATCTGTTGCAGAAGCAATCTGTAACACAGACTATATGGGTGAAATTAAAAACTTTGGGGACACAGTTAATATAGTAAAAGAACCACAAATAACTGTAAGTGATTATACTAGAGGTCTAGCGACTTCTGCTACAGCAATTACAGACGAAGAGCTTGTTCTAACAGTAGACCAAGCTAAATACTTTCAATTCGCACTAGATGATATTGAAAAGAGATTTTCACATATCAACTTCCAATCGGTTGCATCAGATAATGCAGCATACAAGCTAAGAGATGCTTTAGACAGTAATGTCTTTACATATCTAGGTCTTGACGCTTCATCTATCGGTGCTACTAGACAAGGAAGTACATCAACACCTGACACAATAGGTTTTGGAACTGGTGAAGTTGACCCTTTAAATGAGATGAGTCAAGCTGCTTTTTTTCTCGACAGACAAAATTGCCCTGAAGAGGGTCGTTGGTTTGTTGGAGCACCTGAGTGGTACGAATCTTTAGCTAACACAGCTTCTAAACTATTATCAGTTGATTACAACGCTGGTAAAGGTAGTCTTAGAAATGGATTAGTTGCAAGTGGTCTCGTTAGAGGTTTCCAAATGTACAAATCAAACAATCTAGCAACAAACGACTTAACAAGTGCATCCCCTGCTGGGACTGCAACTGCTCCTGTGGCAACATGGGGTCAAATGAGTGCTGTTTCGTGTGCATCTCAATTGAAGATTGTTGAAAGTTTAAGAAGTACTACTACTTTCGCTGACATAGTAAGAGGATTACTTGTTTTCGGAAGAAAAGTTCTTAGAACTAATTGTATAGGAAGAACAATTTACGTTATAGCCTAATTAATTAGTCTATACGTTATTGTTAGTATTAAACCTAACATCTAGATAGGGGGTTGCAATATACCCCCTGTCTTTTAAATAAAGGATTATATATGGAACATATGAAACAAGCGTGGGCTTATATAGTAGCACATAAAAAAGTTTCTATTGCAGTAGCAGTAGTTGTTGTGGTACTTATTATAGCCACTTAATTTTAAAAAGGAATCCAATGAAACAAGCTTTAAAAAAGCTTAAGAAACATTTCGCAGAACTTCAAAAGTTAGAAGCTAAAGAAGAAATGATTATAGAAAAAATTGATGAAGCAATTGATGAGTTATCAGATTGCGACCATTCAGATTGTAAATAAGAAGAAGTATTATGGCAAAGACCTATTTAGCATTAACTAATGAATTATTAGTAGAACTTAATGAACCAGAACTTACAGCAATTTCTAGTGGAGTAGGCGTACAAAAACAAGTTTCTAATTGTGTAAATAGAGCTTACTCTGATATAGTAGATGCTGTAGATGATTGGTCTTGGTTAAGTGCTGGTAATCCTGATGACCCTTATTATGGTAATACTACTGTTCAAACAGTTATTGGACAAAGATGGTATTTAGCAAAAGCTTTATCTCCAGATGTAGATGGAGATTTTGATTCAGTAAATTGGGATATGTTTACTCTTGTAGATACTGCCTCACCTTATACAATTAATAAATTAGCTTTTACAACTTTAACAGTTTGGAGAACTAATTATGCAAAATCAGAAGAAGCTTCTGCTAGAACTTCTGAATATGCAGTACCATTAAGAGTTATAAGAAGTTCTGATGGTAGAAGATTTGGATTATCTCCAATACCTGATAAAGTTTATAATATACATTTCTTTGCATATAATAGACCAACTGCTTTATCTGCAGATACAGATACAGTTGCCTTTCCAGAACAATACAAAACAGTTTTATTAGCAAGAGCTAGATATTATATTTATCAATTTAAAGATAATATAGCTCAAGCACAATTAGCATTAGACGAATACAAAAAAGGTTTACAATCTATGGCTGATAATTTAAATTCACCACAACCACAATATATGTCGGATGTAAGATTTACTTATTTGTTACCATAAGGATTAAAAATTTATGCCAACTCAAGGAGCTTCCATTACAGTTGCAGGAGGTTTAGATTTAGTTTCAAGTGCTCACGCATTATTTAGAACCCCTGGAGCAGCAACTATTTTACAAAACTTTGAATCAGCTACTACTGGTGGCTATCGAAGAATAAATGGATTTGCAAAATGGGGTGGAGCAAGTGCAACAGTTCCAACTGGTCTTGCAACAGATGATATAACAGGATTAGTTCCATATGCTGATGGAGTTATTGCTTGTCAAGCTAATAATATTTATTGGAGTCTAGATGGTATAAGTTGGACTCAAATAAATAAAGATACTTATAAAGCTCTTACAGGTACAGTTGCAGTAACTGCAAGTTCAGCAGCAGTTGTTGGAACTGGAACATCTTTTACAACTGAATTAGCTGTAGATGATAGAGTAAAAATTAATAGTATTAAATATAGAGTTTTATCTATTACAGATAATACAAATTTAACATTAGATATTGAGGTAGTATCTACTGCTAGTAGTCAATCTATTTATAGAAGTGGAATGATAGCTAGTGAATTATCAGGTGCTACAGCAATTGTAAGAACTAATCAAACTAATAATCAGTTTGCTAAATATGAATCAAAAGGTGCTTATGGAACCTTATATATTGTTGATGATGTTAATAAAATAGCTGAATTTCAAATTACTAAATCAGGTGCTGTATATAGTTATTATTTTGAAGAATTAGATAGGTCAGCTCCAGTTAATCCTTCAAGAGCTACTATTTTTTCAGAACGATTAGTAGTAGCAGGACAATCTGTATCAACAAGTACTGTTGCTTATAGTGGTCGTTTAAAACCTTATGATTTTGAAGCTACTGGTTCAGGAACAATTGATGTTGGAGATATTATTGTAGGTATTAAAGTCTTCAGAAATACTCTTATTATTTTTTGTAAAAATAGTATATTTGAGTTGACAAGCCTTGATTCTGACCCTATACTTAAATCTATAACCAAAAATATAGGTTGTATAGATGGAAATACAATTCAGGAAATAGGTGGAGATTTAATTTTTCTAGCACCTGATGGTTTAAGAACAGTTGCTGGAACAGCTAGAATTGGTGATATTGAAATTGGTTCTATTAGTAGAAAAATTTTACCAAGAATAAATGAAATATTAGATAATATTGCTGACTATACTCTTTCTAGTATGGTTATTCGAGAAAGAAGTCAATACAGATTATTTTACTTTCAATCAGGTCAAGCTAATTCAAGTCAGAGTGGAATCATAGGAACATTTAAATTTGATGAACAAGGAATTCCTGCTTTTGAATGGAGTGAATCAAAAGGATTGGTAGTTAAAACTTGTACTTCAGATTTAAATACTTCTAATGAAGAAGTTAAATTTAGTGCAGATGAAACTGGTTTTGTTTACTCACATGATACTGGAAACAATTTTAATGGTTCCAATATTGATGCAAGATTTCAAACACCAGATATGGACTATGGTGATAATGGTTTAAGAAAAAGTCTTTACGCAGTTAAAGCAAATATTAATCCAGAAGGAACACAAGACGATTTAAAATTAAGAATTAGATATGATTTTGAATCTACAGATGTACCCCAACCTGGAGAATTTAGTGTTGGTACTTTAAATCGAGCATCTTTATATGGAACTGCTGCATATGGAAGTGGAACATATGGTGCAGTAGTTTTACCAAGTAAAAGAATGTTAGTAGTAGGAAGTGGATTTTCAAATAGTTTTAGATTTTTTAGTGATGATACAAATGCAGCTTATTCAGTTAATGGATTATTCGTATCATTTATAGCAGGAGGAAGAAGATAATATGGCAGGTTATACACGACAAACCACATTTACAACTGGTAATACAATTGAAGTTGCAGATTTTAATAATGAATATAATCAATTATTAGCAGCATTTGTAAATACAACTGGACATAAACATGATGGTACAGCAGCCGAAGGTCCTGTTATTTCTGTACTTGGAGATAGTGGAGTAGTTACTCCTTTAAATAAAATTTTAGTTGATACTGCTAGTAATCATTTAGAATTTTATGTAGATGTTTCTAGTGCTGCAGTTCAACAATTAAGAATTCAAGATGGAGCAATCGTTCCAATTTTAGATAATGATATAGATGTAGGTACAAATCTTTTAGAATTTAAAGATGCATTTTTTGATGGTACTGTAAATTTAGATACTTTAGTTATTGGTACTTCAACTGGTGTAACATCTGTTGATACAGATTTAACTTCTGCTTCATCAAGTGATGATACTTTAGCTTCTGCTAAAGCAATTAAAACTTATGTAGATTCAGTACCTGTCGGAGACCTTACTGCTATTGTAGCAGGAACTGGTTTAACTGGAACATCTTTATCAGGACCAATACCAACTTTAAATGTAATTGGTGGAACTGGTATAACTGCTAACGCAGACGATATAGCAATTGATGCTACAGTTACTACATTAACTGGTTCTCAAACTCTTACAAATAAAATTCTTACAAGTCCAGTTATTAACACACCAACAGGTGATGTTGTAACTATAACTGGAACACAAACTTTAACAAATAAAACTCTTACAACTCCAATTATTTCTAGTATTTCAAATACTGGAACAATAACTTTACCTACTTCAACAGATACATTAGTTGGTAAAGATACTACAGATACTCTTACAAATAAAACATTAACAAGTCCAGTTCTTAATACAGCAATTAGTGGAACAGCTTTTAAAGATGAAGATACTATGTCTTCTGATTCAGCAACTGCTGTCGCTTCACAACAATCAATCAAAGCTTATGTTGATTCAGTACCGACTGGAGATATTACTTCAGTTGTTGCAGGAACAGGTTTAACAGGTGGAGGAACAACAGGTGATGTTACTTTAAATGTTGTTGGCGGAACAGGTATTACTGCAAATGCAGATGATATTGCAATTGATAGTACTGTTGCTACATTAACTGGTTCTCAAGTTTTATCAGCTAAAACATTAACTAGCCCAGTTTTAAATGGAACACTTAGTGGTACAGCATTTTTAGATGACGATACTTTAGCGGATGATTCTGCTATAGCAGTTGCATCTCAACAATCTATTAAAGCTTATGTTGATTCACAATCACATTCTGTTACACCAAGTAGTGTAACTACATTTACAAATAAAACAATAGATGCAGATGGTACTGGAAATAATATTTCAAATATTGATAATGCAGATATTAAAGCAGCAGCAGCTATTGATGCAACAAAGATTGCAGATGGTACTGTTACAAATGCAGAGTTTCAATATATAAATAGTTTAAGTTCAAATGCTCAAAGTCAAATAGATTTAAAAGCAGCTTTAGCTTCCCCAGCTTTAACTGGAGACCCTACAGCTCCTACACAATCAGCAAGTGATAACTCAACTAAACTTGCAACAACAGCTTATGTTGATGGTCAAGTTGCAACAGAAAATGAATTATCAGAATTAAATGATGTAACGATTGCAGGTATTGCAGATGCTAATTATTTAATATATGATAATTCTGCAAGTGTTTGGAAAAATAAAGCGATAAGTGGTGCTTTTACTTCTGATAATTTAGGAGTAACAACTTTATCTGCTTTAATAGATGCTACAAAAATAGCAGATGGAACTGTTACAAATGCAGAATTCCAGTATATTAATACTTTGAGTTCTAATGCACAGACTCAAATAGATACGAAAGCGACTGCAGGTTTTGCTGTGGCTATGGCAATTGCCTTATAGTCTAGTT